CCACTCACACACTCATTTATTCATTATTCATACAAATCTCATACATTTATTCATTCATTGTTCGATTTATCAATCACTCATCGTCACTGTCATCCATGCATTGGATAAAGTTATGCCATTCTTCCATGTCGATAGACTGCGATCTACGATCTAGATCATCGATGTCCCACTTCACTGGCCTGTACGACTTAAGTGATTTCCAGGGAGGATCAATACCTAAGATGTACTCTCCATATCTTGTCGGTATTCCGATCTTACTAATATCAATACCTAACATACGTAAGTAACGAAACGAACCGGGACGAGATTGGATATTTTCAATTACTTCCTTGCTTGTAAAGCCAAAATCTCGAAGCATAGCTTGAACAATATTCCACCATCTAACGGCTTGTCCACCGTGCAGCGTCGACCACATTTGACCAATTGCTCTAGAAACTCGTGTCATGTTATCATTAACTGGACGCTCCGGAAATATCATTGATGCAACAAGGAACATGTTTCCTTTCCATGGTAAACCATTTCTGTTGAAATAGCCCAGGAATTGCACATTCGAAGCATTCTCAGTATACACGCACTTATCTGGATGCAACACCATACCAAAACTTTCATTCATTAATTTAGCAATGTCATTCAAATTTATTATACCATCCACAACTGCAAACTGATCATCACCAAGATACATATCTGCCAAAGGTAAGCGACCGGAAGTATTAAAAATGCAGTACCTGCTGATTATTGCATTCACAATAGTATCAACGATGTTAGTCCACATACTCCCAGAAGGTACGCCTCCTCTCTTACGATAACGTTCACCATTACAAAGTCTAACTGGAGTGTTGATAAAATAGTCGATCATACGCGAAATACGACGCTTAGTACGATCAGGATTGACATCCCAGACCTTACCATCACTTCCAACGACTCTAGTAAAATCGAAATTTTCCATAACGATCCCAAACGCATCGCGAATTAACCATGGCGGTACGCTCTTGTCGAACTGTGACAAATCAGTCATTAAATATTTAGCACCCGGGTGTGACTGGCACATGTCATTAATTAGTGACATACCTCCGGTAGCCATTTCGGCTCGGTACGCAATAGGTGCATCAGATAGTTTCAGCTTAGCCATATAAGGAAGGAAAAATCGTGCCTCTTCAGCAATTACATCAGTGGGGGTACCCCACACTGCTCTGATCTTTTGTTTGTCTTCCTTAGCAAGTTGAACTCTCATGAAGGCACACGTATCGGGTAATGTAGCACCACGCCCATTACCAATCCGGTCCCAAGTTCTAAATATTTCAGACCTAGCTTCGTGACAGGCAAAGACATCACCTTTCGTCTTATACCCACGTTGTATCCATGGCAAACCAGGAGACTTGTCAGTAGTCATAGAGTTAGATTCAAAAACTGCACCGAGGGTCAAAGGTATGAGCTTCTCACCAAGTACAAATTGATCTCTCACTGACTGAAGAACCATCCGATAGGACTGCTCTTCCCTGACAGTTCCGGCAACATACTTACGGTCATAGCGCATAAAATCCTCCTTCAATAATTCTAATGAGGGTTGCGATCTATGATAAGTCTGCATAACCACGTCTACGTACGCATCACCAAACCAGTCATTCATATATCCACAAGTAATGCCGTCCATCCTAGGAGGACGAAGGTCCATGTTGAAGCCTTCAGCTTTACCGAGATATTCCATTTCCTGACTCCGTCAGATTTCACCAATTCCAATCAAGA